GTTATGTATCTAAATGACAATTACGAGGGTGGCGAGATTTCTTTTACTTTAAAAGATTTAAAAAGCAGTAACGAAAGAGGGCCCTTTCCTGACTATTCAGATAAAAGGAATAAAGATTTAATGAATTTTGGGGTAAAGCCGAAAGCTGGTAGCGTAATTATTTTTCCATCTTCTCTCCCATACTATCATACTGCACACCTTGTTAAATCAGGGACTAAATACATGGTCCCATCTCATTGGATAGAAACATGATTGAAATATCTATAAATAGCGCTAGAAGTTGTGGTACCTGTACTAAATGCTGTGATGGATATGCCTATGCAGATGTCTATGGGCATATTATGGGTTTCGGAGTTCCATGTCATTTTGTAAAAAGTGGAGAGGGATGCGGGATCTATGAAAATAGACCTAATTTCTGTAAAACCTTTTCATGTAATTGGTTAGTCAATGATGAGATTCCAGAAGAGCTAAAGCCCAATATAACAGGAAGCATGCCTAATTTGTTATCAACTCCTGATGGGGTTCAATATATTATTCTTACAAATGCTGGCAATGACCCAAGAGAAGATGTCTTGAATTGGTATAAAAAATACTCAGAGTCTAAAGGATATGGGTTAGCCTATACAATTGACGGAGTAAAGCAATTTTTTGGAACAAAGGAATTTGTAGAAGAAAGGCGGAGGCAATGGGAATCCTAGATAACTTTGAAGCATACTTTGAATTACAACTTGATGATATAGATATGGAAGAAGATATTGATAAAGAAGATAAATAATCTATATTACGATATAGAGGAATATGTTCCTAAATTTAAGGCGGGACCAAACAATGGTAGAAATCCTAAGAGACTTGAATCAAACTTTAGATTTGATCCATTACCCTATCAATGGACTATATATAACAATGGAAACATATTAACCTATGGATATTGTCATACAAGATCAGAAGCTGAAGATATGATTACAAGAGAGCTTAAGGTTAGATCATAAAGCAGTTGACTAGAATATATGCTACTATATTGATCGCAATTAGTGAAAAATTCGGCGGGAGAGAAGACATTTGAGTAATAGATGGGAATACAGCCTAACGGCTGAAGAAGAAGGCATCTGTGTAGAAGTTGGGTATCAGCGTCAGAAGCCATATTTTGGCGACCCTAGCAGAAATATAAACTATGCAGAAGGTGATCTTTGGGAGATGTGGCAGCATGTTGTATGTGCTGGATCAGAGCTTGCTTTCGCCAGAATGCTTGGTAAATCTGACTTTATCCCTCATTTTAACAAATGGAAGACTGAATTAGATATACCTGGAGTAGGAGAGATTAGGTATTCATTTAATCCACAGGGTGGATTGAGATTTACTAAAAGAGATAATCCTGATTTAAGATATGTCCTAATGATAGATGGCATGGCCATCAAGAATAGGACGGGGCGGGATGAGAAAAGAAGAAGTACTCCCTATAAAGCTATAGGATGGTTATATGGATATGAATGTATGCAAGATAAGTATCTATCTAAGTATAACAATAAGACATGGATAGTTCCTTTTGATCAATTAAAGGCAATGCCAAAGTAGTTGACTAGAATATATGCTATAATCATACCAAGGAGTAAATATTATGGAATATCCAATGTGTATGTTTTGCGACAAGATGTCAAAGTATGATCAACCTGACAAGAACTCAGGAGTGATTATATCCGTATGTGAAAGACATTTCACCATGGATTTTAGCTCCTGATATCTTGCTACAAAAATATTTTTAGATTAGGTAGGCAAGGATTGTGGAAAGATAAATCATGCGCTTTAATTTTATATACAGCTATATATGTCCAGAATGCAAATCAGAGCTAGAATTTAAATCAATGAATAAGCCTTCAGATAAAGTTATGTGTCAATGTGGATCCTATATGCATAATGTAAGGCTATGGGCAATTAGCTCTGAAATGCTTCAAAATGGATCCATATCCTAGTATCCCCCCGAATATTAAAGTGTCTTAAAACCCCCTTAGAAGGCTTATTTGAGCCATTGAATCTAGATATCATAGATGCATTTGGCTATTAATTTATCTCTAAATACTATTATATTGTCGATAAATAGTTATATGTGTAATTGAGCCCTTTGTATCATATGCCCGTAATGTCCGATTTGCCCATATACTCTATATTGGCCTATAGCATAACTTCCAGGATTTGTAAATAGCTCTCGTAAAGGAGAAATTTGGCCCATATATTGTCGACATTTTGTACAGAATTTGTACATAATTCTTATTAGATTTGTTATTATTTTGTACCAATTTGTACCTATTTGTCTATATTTCTATAGAGATTTGTCGACATTTTGCTAGAAATTTCAGGGATTTTTTATATGTCGTCGTAAAGGGGAATTTTGGCCCATTGCCCACAGCAAAAAGAAATCCACAGAACCTGTGGAAGATCCTGTGGATAACTTAGCCTATATCAAGAGTAATACTTAGCTAATTATATTAACTGTTCGGTCTTACATATATGCTTCTTGTTCTTCTATAACTTCATTGAGTACATTGGCTAGAATTAGACCTTCTGATGTTTGGCCTTCCGCCGCTTCCATTCGGAATCTGGCGGCCTGTTGCTTGATGATCTCTACAATTAACTCCATGATCTTGTCTTGGGTATATATTGGATTATTTGTAACTAGAGCATGTGCTACAAGAGTTGGATTAAACCAGTTATTATCTGTGCCTTCGATTATTACTTCCGCTACTTTTGTTTCTAACATCTTCTTTGCCATGTCCGCCTCTTTCTATTAACTTTAGATTGTATCAAAATATGTGGGGAGAGTCAAGAGGGAAATCTGGACCCTCCCCAACGCTATTACTTCTTGGTCGTCTTCTCAGCTGAGAACTTGACCCCAGCCTTTTCAGCTTCCTGGAGGGCTACCTTTGCAGCGCCTGAGAAACGTCCACGGGCTCCCACTGTGATGCCCTTTGATGCTAGATATTCACGCTTTGTTGTCATTTGTTATATCCTTTCGAGATATTGGTTTGTATTTATTATATAAGATATTTCCGATTTGGTCAATACCTTTTCCGCCTATATTTAGTTGTAGTCGTAAGGAACTTTTTGGGCCCTTACGAATTTTCTTCTTCCCCAGAGTTATCTTCAATTAGTTTAGCAATCATCTCCCTGGCAATGATGTGGTCTAGAGGATTATCTGACCTAGCTAAAACCTGTGCCTGCATTAGGAAGATTCCTAGATCTGTTTTATTCATCTTCCTCCTCCATGTCTTCATCGTCTAGGATGAATTCATTCTCGATCAACCAATCAGAGATGTCATCATCTAGTTGTTCGACTCCATACTCTAAAGTAAAGCGGGGGTCCCGCCAAAGAGCATTCCAAACATCATCGATTGTATATTTAGGATTAGCCTTATGGAACCCATTGTCTTCAGACATAGAAGAGTATCTGTATTTCATTACATCCCAAACATATAGCCACGTAAGAGAGAATGAGACCTCCATGCTGCTTAATGTTGAGATAATCTGATCGAGTTGCATGCGAGTACGCTGACTTCGATCATGATCCTCATTTGATAGAGTTGACTCAACTTGCTCTAGATCAATTGTTTCCATTTAGATTATTCCAATCTGTGACGTCGAAATCGATTTGCTGTGCCAAAATGTAGACATATGTCAAAGCGTCTAGGTAACCACTTAAATACTTATAAGTTGGGTTATCCTGCAGTTCTGAGTTATTGTCCAGTTCTCTTTCGTATGTGTACATTAGATTCTTTAGTTCCCCATGGAGCACATCAATTGCTGGAACTCCAGCATTAATAGCCTTCGTGCAAGAATCGGGGAGGATAAAAGTATCAACCATTTGTATTCCTTTCGTTATTAGAGAGTATATCAGTTGCCACTGACAACAAATGTTCTGTTGCCTCAATTGCTCCTTCAAAGTAATCATCTGAAGGATGATACTCAGAATCAATTAATTCTATGTTATTGATAGCGTCATCCCAATCTTGTCTTAAACTAATTAAATGTAACTTCATATATTCTATTAACTGATTAGTCATTATCTACCTTTCCATGTGTGGAGCATGATTCTACCATGTTGTACTGACATTTTATACAGACTTCATCTTCACATTCTTCGCACCATTCCATGCAATCTGTTTTATCACATTCACGGCACATGTTGTCATATTCTGATTCTGAGATAATCTCACCACGAAGGAATTCCATTTCCCCACCCCAGCCCGTCTCTTCTTCATATGATAAAGTAAAGAGTAGTGTTGGATATTGGGCAGATAGTTTTTCAAGGGCAGGAACAGGACGAGACCAAGCAGTCTCAAAGTTATAATGAACTACATAGTTCTCACCATTGACTGCTTCCTCAATAGTTGTATCAGGATACTTATTATCCTCAGATATGGCTACATCCCATTTGGTTCCCCATTCACGAACATTGAATGAATACCAGTCATTTGTCTTGAATTGCATTTGTTCTTCAAATGTAATATCACGAGGCGGCTGTCCAAGATATACCTCATCAGTAATACCAGCATCTCTATGATTATAGATATTATGAAAAGCAAATACAGGATTAGGATAAGTAGTTTGCTTTACTTCCATTTGCTGTGTTGCTACATTCCAATTATCATGAACCATAACAAATGGCTTATTCATTTGAGTAATTAGAGATTTTACTTGATCAGGATTGCCTTCAATAGTCAATCCGTTATATACCCAATTTGGCATTATTTAACCTCCTGATAGATTTCGTTGATTGCTTTCCAATTTGCTTCCATTAAGTCATACTGATCTTTTGTATAGGCATGCTCCATGCCAAGACGATAATGCTCTAATTGTGCCTCTAGATATTTTTTATATTCTTCCGTTGTTTTCATATTGTTATTATACATTGAACCACTGACAATTGGAATAGCAAATAGGTGTGTTCCACACCACATTTTCTAGCTATGTGGTAAAGATCACAAAATTCCAGGCTATTTTATATTGACTCCGTAAGAGAAATTTTATACCCTCAATCTTTGCGGGCCAAGCTATTGCTTGCGAGGGCTGCTCTATGGTACCAACGAAAGTAAAAACCATATGCCTTATTTAACCCCTGGCCAACAGTGTTGACTTGTTAGGGGCACCCACACAAAGATTAGACTTTAATTAAACTATCAGAATACTTTTCACAGAATGCTGACAGGTCCTGTGTAAAGATTGCTTCATTGCTCATGCCTCTAACTTTATTAGATTCATTATGATATGAATCCTCTTCATGAAGACTGAATGTCTGTTGCTGAAAATCAACGATAGCAATCTTATGCTCATTATCGCCAATCTCATTTACATGGAGCCCCCAGCCTGTCTCCATGGCCCAGCCCTCACCAACCATATGACTGATTGCGATTCGTGTTGCGTATGAAGGGTCTGACCAGCGCCCCTGTGCTTTAACTACGGCCTCTGCTAAATTTGCTAGCATGTTATAGCCTGCCCAGTGCCCATAGAGCACAATTGTATTTCCGTTTGGTTGAACGAACCCGAAGTTTGCTCTGTCTCCCATTTTATTCCGCCATTTCTGTTAGTTTGATTTCTTCCTCTACCTTGTTCAATTCTATCATTTCGTATGAGACTTTGGCAAGTCCCTGTTCGAATTTATTCTTATGGTGACCACAGAAATATAATTCCCCTGCCACCATTTTAATTAGCCACATAGCTTGCGCTGAGTCGCCACATTTATCACATGCTATCCATCTAGTTAGATCTTCAGTCACGTGCATCTCCTCTTTCTAAACGGTCTGCAATCCAGTCTAATACTTCTCCGCTTTCATGGTCTTCCGCCCATTGGCGAAGATTGTCGATGATAACTTCACGGGCAAAGTTAACTCCGTCTGTAAAGCCATCTTTGTAGTCTGACATTGTATCTCCTAGTAACCAGTATTTTCATATTGTGATGTATAAGATTCTGTTAGATTGTGTTTATCTCGCAGGTTGCTTACCTTCTCAATACTACCAGTTCCTATGTTGAAAGTCAACGGGCCAATTGCAGTTGGGTCTAGCCCCATTACTTCAGCATCCCAAAACGAATGATTAAATGATTTAGATGTTTTAGCAGTTAGTTCAAAGTACATTAGTATTCACCTTCTTCAATTCGGTCAACCTCATGATTATTGACATGCATTAAAGAGTCATATGAATCAATAGTTAGATTAGATGAAATAAAGTCTTCAATGGCATCAAGATCTCCACCAAGTTCAACCTCGACAGTAAGATCAACACGAACCCAAGCGGTGTATTCAATTTCCTTAGTTAAAGGAATATCAAAGATATCTGCAATTTGTGATAGAACTTCCTGTTCTGATGAATCTGCATAAACTTCTTCAATCAAAGTACGAAGTTGTGATTCTTTCTTGAACCACTCATTTTGTTTTTCAGCATGACGGCGATTATTATACATAGCAGAGCGAACATCATTTTCGGTATAAGTTGTTGTTTCGTCAATGCCATTATTCTGCCAAGCCAAAGTCATTGTCTGTAGTGTTGTTGTTTCCATTTTTTCCTCTTTCGTTGGTTGGTTTGATGTGAGCATTGTAGCAGAGATGTATGCCATTTGTCTACCACAAGGGCAGGTGTGTTTAATTACACCATTAGGGAAATCAAATCCTGAAACACAGGTAATTTCGATTAATGTGTCGCATTCATCTGGATCGCAGACAAATACATATTTAGTTCCATTGGTTGTTTCCATTATTCCCCCCAATAGTATTCAATAGTTTTCATTGTAAGATGTAGGGAGCAATCACAATCCCCGCCGTTCATGTTTTCCATGAAATCAAAATGAGAGTAGTTGTCCTCATAGATTCTAGTTACGATTTCTGATATTGTGTATGGTTTGTATTCTGTAGTCATGCGAGTATTGTACTCCCTACCTCTGACATCTTAGACTGCCATAGGGAACAATTAGAATCAAGGCGGTAGCCGAAGGTTCTAATATAATCTGAGATATCCTCAGTCTCATCAGTTAGGCACTCTTTGACCTTCTCTACTGAAATAAAGACACGGCCATTCCATAGACCCATTTGACCAATGTTGGTCGGAACCTCTAGGCAACCATATGTATCTTGTTCCCAGCCAACACCCTCTGAACATACTAGGGCATACTTGTGATCTCCGAATGCATTTGTTTCCTCTAGTGTAATAAACAATAGATTGTCTACAGTACATGCACTAAACTCATTATACTGCGCCTTATAAATATCGTTAGCAATAGTTGCTAGCTTTTTGCCGTCTACTATCTGTCCTACATATCCTTTTACACGTTCTGACATTTTATCCCTTTCGTTGGTTATGGCAATATTGTACAGGTTCCCACTGACATATGTCAACAGATTTCAGGCAATTTTTTATATGAGTCGTAACAAACTAATTTGGCCTTTAGATATGCGGGCCCTGCGATCCATAACGGACTTGAACCGTCGGCCTCTACCGTGACAGGGTAGCGCTCTAACCAACTGAGCTAATGGACCAAATGGTGAGCAGTTTTAATTCATGCTCAGGAATTTATTTAGTTTTACTTTGCTAGAGCAAGAACTTGCTTAGCCAAGCGATTTTTTTCTGCCGTGATGACTGGATCAAATCCACTAGCACTAGCCATTAGATTGTCTGAATTACCACGAGATGAACGGAAATAATCTAGGCGTTCAGTTAGAGTGTTAAGAACACCCCACGCAGTACCCTTGATGTTTTCGTTAGTAGGTGAATTAAAATATAGATCGTCAAGAAGGACAACCTTATTCTCCCACTTAGTAAGAGCAATCTTTGAAGAATCCTCTTTTGGCTTTGGATATAGTGTGCGGATAATCTCATGGAACTTTTTATCGCTAACTTCGGTGGCAAACAATTCTTGCGCTTGCTTCTCGAATTCGTCCATGTAATTAAATGTAAGACCTAGTGTCTCACGTGCAATCTGAATCTTACCTTCTGCGGTCTGCGTGTGGCGAATCTTGAAAGATTGCTTAGCATTACGCATGGCAAGATTGAGAGTGTTTTGGCAAACTACACGAACGGGAGTAATTGCAGCCTGAACCGCAACTGATCCGTCATGTGATGTCCATACGATTAGATATAACTTAGTCTGATCGTTAGCACCTTGAGGATCAAGAACCATTGTGCGAGGTACAGTAAGGGAGCCAAATACAACCTTGCCGTTTTTAATTGAGCCAGCAGATTCCCACTTGCATGAGCCGTCTAGAATGTTATCTGCAAATGCAAATAATTCTTCATTCTGAACAACCTTATAGCGTGATCCGACAACTGAAAGAATGTCGGTAGTAGAGTCAAAAGGATTTGTGCGGAGAACTAATTGCGATCCTGACTTATCATTCCAATTTTCTGGAGTGTGTTCTGCAACTGGAGACAAGCGAACATTCCAATTAGAAAGTTTTGCCTCTTGTAGCATTGAGAGTGTTGTAACTTCTTCATCTTCTGAGAAGATACGATTTGCGAGGTTATGCCATGCAGGTGCGCCACGTAGGGCAAAAGCAACTTCGCCATTCTGGGTTTCTAGATTGTGAGCCATGATTTCCTTTCGTTAGATTAGTTGAATTATAGCAGGTTGGTCCGACATTTACAAGACTAGTTAGAAGATTCAGGGCTTTTTTATATTAGCTCGTAACGCTGTGGATAACCCCGCATATATGCGGGCCAAGGCCCGCAGTTTATACTGTGAGCCTCGACTTATAAAATGAAACTGTTTCCATTGGAAGCATTGCTGCTGCAGACTTTTTCTTAGTTGATAGATCAACCGCAAAAGCCCTTACGTTGCCAGAAAATCGGCGGATATTAGAAAAAACAATTTGAGCTAGCTGTTCGCTGTCGATTACGCTTTCCAGGTAAAGAGTTAGATCATTTGACTTAATTTCGTCATAGATCTCTACTCGGCATTTCTTTGCCATTTTATTCCTTTGTTAGTAGGGATTTTAATTATAGCATTGGGGGCTAGATTTTGTCTAGCCCCCTGCCATTTAATTAGAGATAGCGAGCCACCGCTTGATAGGTTGATGTGGAAACTGTTTCCTCATCAGTCATCTTGAGAATACGAATAGCGTTCTCAATTTCCTGCTTCTGCTCTAAGTATGAGTGTTGATGTAGAACTAGATAGTCCTTAGTAGGCTCTTTTGGCATGTCCTTTTCTGCTACTGTGAGGTCGTAGTCAATGTTAAGACTATTGTTCCATGAGCGATAAGATGTACGGAAGTTTTCTGCTTTCTTGATATTGGCTACCGCATAGTCAATAACTTCCTTTTTCCACTTCTCATAAGCCTTTTGGTACTTTGCTTCGTTTGCTTCTTGTGATGACCAGTCTGCTTCTAGTTTTGCTAGTGATACTTCTAGTGCCTTGATTACCTTTGGAGTTGCGATCTTTACTGAAATTGCTTTCTGTCGTGCCATGTTTTGTTACCTTTCGTTGTTGGGTTGGGTTGAGCAGTTTAGCGACATGCTCAGGTCGTTAGGGTTCGGGACTTTAATTGCCCCCCTAAGTTTTACTTAGCGGTTGTCCAGCGTTCTGATCCATTTACATCTAGCAAAATACGCTTTACGCCAGATGGGTGAGAGTCAATCTGTTTGATAACTCCTACGACACCGCTTTGTGCCGTTTTGTATTGCTGACCAATTTCTAGTGTTTCCATTTTGTTTCCTTTCGTTTAGGTGATTATTATAGCGCATGGGTCTGACATTTAATATCATTTAACTAGGGGTGGCGTGTGATCTTTATCACACGCCACCAAGGTCGCTAGTCATCGTATTGTGGTAGCCATGCTTCTAGGTGGTGAGCATCTACTATTGCAGACGCAGGGCATGAGGATTGTCCTCTCCAAAATACGCCTTCGGGAAGGTTAATCTCTCGACTATACTCCTCATCGTAGAATGCGTCTATCGCATCTATGCAAGGTTGCACCATAGATACGGGAACGGGTGGGTAGTGATTACCCTGCAAGTGATAGGCAAGTCCTGCCTCTAGTGATAATTCCTCTGCTAGATCAAGTGCGGTTGTGTATCCCATTATTTTCCTTTGCTCGTTGTTGTTGGAATTGTACCATTGACTACTGACATTAGGCTAGTTTTACCTCAGCCCAAGAATTGTTTTCGTTTGCAATTTCTAGCATGCTAGTAGTTTCGATAGCGTTAAGAGTTGCGCCTAAACACATTTCTTGCAGATCTGATTCTGAAAGAGAGATAAGGGCAGGGAGCAAGTGGGCAGGTACTTTATCTAAGTTAATTTCTGCGATAAACTTTACTGCGTGTTCTACTTTCATGATGTTCGACATGTTTTACCTTTCGTTGTTGGATAAGAGTATTATAGCCTAAGCCACCGACATTTAATCAAAATAATCAAAGATTATTTTGTGATAAACCTCACAAATTTCAAGGGGTTTTTAAATTGGCTCGTAAGAGAAAGCCTGACCCCCCAATATATGCGGGCCCCATTTCTATTTCATATTTATTTTTGCCACAACCATTTTGCATCATCATGTCCGTCATGATCTACATCAGCTTTAACAAAAAATAAAACAAATATAAATATTGAAATAGGAATTAAAATAAATAAGATTCCTACTACTCCAAAAATTGCAGAAAGTATATCTATCATTTTTTACTCGCAGAGAATCTAATATCTGCCTTGCCATATACGCAGAGACCGCATGAAACACATGCAGAACCATTAGAAGAGATAAGCGGAATAGACTTATTATTCTCAGGGCACTTAGCGCCAGGCTTGCCAGTTAATTCTTTCATGGTGCTTTCGGTAACGGCAAAAGTCTTGCCAAGATAAGCAAGACGGATACCCTCATTAAGTTTTAGATCATGAGCGATATCCTTATTATCATCATCCGTAGAATAGTAGAGTGATAGATTAGGGATATCCTTAAGAATGAGAGCGGCAGACTTAACTCGTGTATATACCCAGAATTGAACATCAGGATTATTAAGAATTACATTCTGCCACGCATATGCATATAGATCGCTAAAGAAATCCCCGTCCCAGTGGATACGGAATAACTTAGGCGCATTTTTCTTTTCGCAGTCTATAATAAATTCATCTATCATGTCGGACAATAGAATCTGCATTGTATCAAAATCTGCATTGCTTATAAGTTCCCAGTTATGCAGAAGATTAGTTTTAACGGTAGGGAATAACTTTTCTAGTTTGCCTGCATAGCATACGCTTTCGCAAATAGAAGTAGCGCCAGGGCATGAGTAATTTTTACCTGCAGGCAGGCCAAAAGTATTGGCAATAGCGGATTGCTTACCATTCTTAGTAACTAGATTAGTTACTTTACGATCATTGGAGCGCTTTAGTTTCATGGGGGTTATTATAGCGTTAACCTCAGACATATAAATCCTCGGTAGATCTATCAAATTCCATATACATCTTTTCTTCTGCCCACTCAAAATAATGCTCAGAACATAGTTCATTAGGCTTTACGGGATAGAAGTTGGTAGTTGCATTGCATACGGCACATAGGGCTTCGATTAAATTTCCCATGAGTTTACCTTTCGTTAGATTAAGAGAATGATAGCATGAGGCACCGACATTGGGTGCAAAATTCCAGGGTGATTTAGATCACAGTCTTAACGACACGCCCGACCCCGCAGATATGCGGGCCAGCTTGACATTTGTCAAGCCGACACGCCGCCTCAGATTATAAATCTCCCATTTCCGCATCTGCCATGCGTGTATTCATGTGATCTGCAGTAATATCACGCCAGCCATGAGAAAACATTTCAAGTTGATCATAGCACTCAGCGCAAGTGTAATCATCACCATAGAGATCGAATTCCTCTTGGGTGTAAAAGGTTTCAGTAGAACCACAGATTTCATAGTGGAGGCAAGTAACTTCAAAAGTTGGCATTTTGACGACCTTTCGTTGATTTAAGAGAACACTACCATACCCCACCGACATTTGCTAATCGACACGCAGATTTTGGGGGATTTTTAATGTGTGTCTTAAATCACATGCGCCCCCCCGCA